TTTTTCATGTGTGTAATATATGGATACTGTAATTACCAAACAATCAATCAATAATGTATGTATGATATATATATTTAATACTACTCTCCAAAAATTGAATGAAATTAAACCTAATATATATTATGTGTATAAATATAACGTCAAAAATCTCAACCCAGAATCATAATCTCAACCAGTATTCGACCCAGTTGGGGTCGGGGTAAAAGACTAACCCACATTGTACAGCAATTTTTACAATTTCCACACAAAACACATCTCTCTATAGCTTTATTAGATATATTATATACATATAGCTAAGGGCTTATATAAATATATGAAGCTATAGCTGTATTATATATATATAAGCATAGCTATATTAGTTATAATATATATATATATAAGCTATGGCCCAAAAAGCAAAGTTTTGTTCTTGTATTTCAGCTTAAAAAGCAGTTATATTAGCCCACAACAAAAAACTGGAGTTAAAAGCTATGGCTAATACCAAGAAAGCAACAAAAAGAGCAAGAAGAAAAATGAATCCTGTGCTTAGGGCCCTGAAGAAGCCTGTTAAGTTGCCCTTTAAATTGAAGAAGTGGTAGCAGTTGGCAGTGGAAAGAGTAAATCAAGGCTTTTGGAGTTGGCAAGGAAGAATTGTGCTAATTGGGATAATGGAAAATGTATTGGCTGTATGATGAAAACTGAGAATAAAGTGATTATTTTAAGAATATCCGGCAGATTTGCTAATCAGCCCTGTCAAGTTAATAAAAAATGTGAATATTTCGATAATGTGGTTATACAAGGAATAAATGATGGAACTTGAACATCTTGATTTAGTTGATACAATCAGCAGATTACGTAAAATATGTAAAAAACTGGATATATCCGCTATTCTTGAAGGAAATGCTAAACAGATGGATATTATATCCGAAATAAAGATGAGAGTTGAGAATATGGAAGTAGAAAGGGTTGAGGCTGTGGATTTAGGCATGCCTTACTATAAGGCCTGATATGGCTAAGAAAAAAATACATAGAAGGGCTATTGTAATTCCTGATGTACATTTTCCTTTTCAGGATGATTCGGCTATTAATGTGGTGCTGAAGGCTATAAAAATGGTTAAACCTAATATATTCGTCTGCCTTGGCGACCTTGGTGAATGGGTAAGCGTTTCGCCGTGGCGTTATAAACGTAGAAAGAGGCCGCCGCTGGAGTATACACTGGAAGATTTAGAATGTGAGGCTGATAAAGTGAATGCCGGGCTCGATTTGTTCGATAATGTCTTGAAAGACGTTGGCTGTGTAGATAAACATATGATTGAAGGTAATCATGATGACTGGCTGAATGCTTTTGTAGAAGAGTTCCCATACTTGCCAAACTACAAGTTTAAGAATATTATGGGCCTTAAAGACCGAGGCTACAAATATTACCCATATGGACATCTATTACAGATTGGCAAGCTTTACTTCTACCATGGCGGACATTACAGCACAGTTAACCACACCAGACAGCACGTTATGAACCTTGGCAAGAATATTTTATATGGGCATACACATGACGTACAAAGGCAGGGCGTTACCCATGTAGACGGTGCCCACCATGCTTGGACTCTTGGCTGTCTCAAGGATATGTCAAAAGAGAAGAATCAGTGGCTCAGGGGCCGTCATACCAACTGGTGCCATGCTTTTGCCATAATTGACTGGTTTGAAGACAATAATTTTAGAATTGATGTAATTGACATACATAAGGGAAAAACATACGTATGGGGAAATCTAGTAGATGGAAACGCATAGTGTCCGGAGGGGTGGCACGGGCTACCAAGTAATTAGGTTGGGAGTGGCACTATGCATACCAAACTGGTAAAAAAACGACTAGAGTACCTGTATAACAACAAAGATGAGTTTTTTGACAATCATGATGATGAACTTGTGGATGACTGGCGTGAAGCTTCTACTGGTGATTGGATACTTACTGACGATGGTCAGGTATGTAAAATACTACATCGTGGGGTATTTTCGACTGGTAAGGAGTATGTTCGTACTGTTCTTGGTTCATATCCTGTACGAAACTCAATTCAGATTACTGGTGACCTAGCTGAAGACGTATATAGGTTCACAAAGTATGTAAAGTGTAGAAAACACAGGATAGATGAAGAAAAGGTTAATAACCGTGAAATAGTGTTTGCCAAGTATGTTGCTAACGGTATGCCGCCAGAACAGGCGTATATCAGGTTATTTAAGACTAATGACAACAAATACTCCAAATCTGCATCAACAGCTCTATTAAAAACTAAGAGGATAACAAAATTGATTAGCGAAGAAACTAAGAAACTGCTTGGTGAAGTTGGCATTGATGAAGAATACCTGCTTTCCAGAACAAAAGATATTATTGATAACTATGATGCCCGTGATTCTGATAAACTGAGGGCTCTTGAGATGATGATGAAAATAGCTGGTATGTTTCCTAATGATAAGAAAACCGAGTCCCTTACTGTATTTCAAGGATTTACTAGGGAACAGCTGCAGCAACTGAATAAAGCCGATGTCAAGGCTATAGGGCATGCAGAAAAAAATATCACATAGCGATATATCATTGTATATAATGCCTCTCTATAGTAGTAGAATAAGAAAATGCAGGGTATGCAGCAGGGCTATTAATAATCACAAGAAGATGATTGTTTTTAATGAATTCTATGTGCCTGTAGGTTTTAGCTGTAAATACTGTAATTCTGTGTATATTGAAAATGATATATTGATTGATGTTGGCAATCCTGATAAAGTGGATATCTATGGAGAATCGTGAGTTAGATAATTTTTTTGAATCTTACTTGGATATAGATTCTTGGGCAGAGAAACTAGAGGATAAAGAATATGCAGTACAAAGCCGTAGGAAAAAGAGTTTATCGAAAAAACAGCAAGAAAGACAAGTGGGTAATAGAAATGAAGACCATGAGTTCATTCCACGCCGCAAAAATGGTAAAAAGATTAGAAATGGAGCAAAATGAATGGCGTCCAAAGAAAAAGAAATAGAATCCTTTAATATAGTCCCACCACCATCTGAGTCTAAGATAAATGATGAAATACTCAAGAAATCAATAGGTGACCTGATATATTTTGGCAGGGCCTTTCTGCCTAAGGATTTTCTATATAAGAGCGCTTCACCTGATTTTCATTACACTGTTGCTGAAAAACTGTTAAGTACTAAGCCGGCAGCCCGTATTTGTAATATCCTGCCTCGCGGATTTGGTAAGTCAATACTTGCCAAGACGTCTGTAATCCATAAAATGCTGTTTTCACCTCAGGGTGATAGATTGTTCATTGCTTGGGTTGCTGAGGAACAGGGACAGGCTATTGACCATATAAAGTACGTTAAGTCACATTTTGAGTATAATGAGAAGATAAAGTACTATTTTGGTAATCTGGCCGGGGATGCTGTTGGCAACAGGTGGACTGAGAAAGATATTGTTACATCCAAGGGCGACAGGATAATTGCTAAAGGAACCAGCCAAAGGCTTCGTGGCCGTACTGAGATTGATGTACGTTATACTGGTATCATTCTTGATGACTTTGAATCTGAATTAAATACTAAGACTCCTGAAAGACGGGATGAGATTAAGAAATGGATTGTATCTACCGTATATCCGGCTCTTGAGGAATCTCCCGGTAGGGAAGGCTGGATATGGCTGGCCGGTACTATTGTACATTATGACTCATTCCTGCAGATGATTGTTGATGGTTTAAGGGAAGCTAATCGTGAAGGCCGTAAATATCCTTGGGATGTTACATTCCATAAAGCTATAGAAGATGAAAAGCCGTTATGGCCTGAACAGTTCCCGTTAAAAAAGCTTGCTGCTAAGAAAGGTGAGTTTATTGAAGCTGGCATGGTCAATAAGTTTGCTCAGGAGTATATGAACGATGCCCGTGATATATCCGATGCATCTTTTAAGATTGATAGGATACAGAAGCATAACTATACTTTTATGTCTAAAGATAAATTTGCTTATCTTGAAGACAATGAGGGGAACTTTATTCCGATTAATGTGTATATAGGAGTTGATGTTGCTGCTACTGCTACAAAGAAATCAGACTTTCAGGTTATTCTGGTAATTGGTATTGATAAGGCTAAGAACAGGTACGTACTGGAATATTTCCATGAAAGGATACCTACATTCGATGTACCGGAGAAAATCATTAATATTGCTAAGAAGTATGCTCCAGTGAAGCGGGTTACGATAGAAACAGTAGCGGCTCAGGAAATGGTTCGTGATATGGTTACCCGTATAGCCACAAAGGATAGAAGGCTTATACCCGGCATATTCAAGGGTGTAAGACCACCAGCAGGGATTAAGAAAGAGGACAGATTGGAAACATCACTTGGCCCTATCGTTAATTCAAAGAAACTGTATATTCGTAATAGTATGACAGAGATTGTGGATGAATTCTTTGAACATCCCTTTGCCAAACATGATGACCTTATGGATGGGCTGTATTATGCTGATTATTATGCTAAACCACCATTAAGCGGTAAAGTGGATAAGAAAGAGATAGATAACCGTAGCAGTAATACCCAAACCAGCAAGAAATACAACTGGTTCACAGGTGCTAGAGTTAGCTAAAAAAAGTTTGCTTTTGCTATTGACAAGTATTATAATTGTTGATTAACTTATAAAGTATCAATGCAAATACAAGAAGACCCCAGAGCTAAGATTACCCGAGAGCTATATAGACGATATCGTGACGCCCGTTCTGAATGGGATACTGAGGCTAGGAAAGATATCGACTTCTTTTACGGTAATCATTTTAGCGATAATGAAGTAGATGAGTTAGAAAGCAGGAATCAGGCTGCTGTCCCAATGGACAGGGTTGGCCCGGCTGTTGAGAAACTAAAGGCTATGTTAACATCCTCATCTCCAGCCTTTACAGTTATACCTAGAGAAGACTCTGATGTAAAGATTGCTAAGATGTGGAGGGTTATCTTGAGTTATGTATGGGAGATATCTGATGGTAATGCCCAGTTAAAAGAGGCTATCCATGACCATAGTACTTCAGGATTGGGTTATTTGTATGCTTATGTGGATGCTGATTCTGATTTTGGAAAGGGGGAAATAAAGTTTACCAGTGTTAATCCATTCCGTGTTTATGTACCATCATCCAGCCGTGACAGGTATTTTAAGGATGCTGATAATCTGATACTATCTACAATTCTTACCGGCGAACAGATTTTAAATATATACCCTGAACTAGGGCCACAGGAGAATCCTGAAACTGGAGAAATGGATGAAGGTCTTTTAACTAGTATTTCATCTTATAGTGACGATGAAGACTATCCATCTACACAGAATAGCAACCAGCAAAAGACTTGGACTCCGGCAGAATCAAAGGATTTAGAGAATGCTTATCAGGAAAAGTATCAGGTATTAGAAAGATTTTATAAAACAAAGATTCCTTTTTATCAGATTATGGATGTCAATAAACAGGAAGAAATGATATTAAATGAAGAAGAATTTCAGAAATTTCTTGAGGAGAATCCGGGTGTGTTCGAACGTGGTCTTGTTCAATTTCAGGAAATTTTGCAGACCCGTATTGCGGTAGCGGCTTCTGTTGGCGAAATCGTACTATATGAATCGGTTCTCAACACTGATATATATCCTATTGTACCATTACCAAATATTTATAGTGGTACTCCCTATCCGAGGTCTGACATATCTAGGGCGAGACCTATGCAAAGACTATTGAATAAACTCTGGTCATTAGCTTTGT